GCATAAAAAGAAAGAGAAGAGGCCCTTCTTTGGACCCCTTCTTTTCTTTTTGTGCAAGACGAAGAAGAAAAGTGACGCGAAGCTTTTCGAATGTGGTCGTGAATGCCCGGCGAGCTTAAGTGCAAACCTTGTATCACGACCCAGTCGAAACACTCGTTTGAGTGAGACCTTCCACTTTCTGATTCTGAAAAGAATGACGAAAGTTGGAAGGTTTTCCAACTTTTTTAATTCGTCCATGTAGGAATGTTTAGCCCCCCACCACCGATTCTTGGCACGATGTGAAATGAGGGTTGTTGAATTCACAAATACATGGTAACTGTTCAACATAGCTCAGTTCTCTATCCTGAATTAACAGGTTTGAGGACGGAAGCCTCGGCAATTTAGATTGCATGCTCACTAACGATGAGCTGTAACAAGAGGCATGCTGCCCCCGGCGTAATGGGGTCTTAATAGTTTGAAGATGTGACATTGATCCGGGTCACACCAGAACTGAGCTAAAATGAACAGCTACCTTGTAGGAATGAACAACTCCCTCATCACTGAAATGCGCAATGCAATCGGTGGTGGGGGGCTAAGAAGGAAACCATTTTTTACTTTTGCCGATAGATAATCGCAGCTTCCCCTTAGAGCAGGCAAATCCTACTTGACCGGGCGTCGCTGATGAATGGCCTACCGGTATACAAATTAGGGCCGAAATAAGAAGTGTCACTTCATTTTTTATACGGCGTTGTGAGTATCACAGTGACGGGCAAGCCCTTGGCTTGTTGCGGCTTGATAGCATACAGGGTGATTTATTAATCACTGCGAGATTTGTCCCATGTGGCAGATCTTAGTGTGTGCTCGCCGGGTATCCACCCTGTTTTGCTACTATCTAGGCAGGGGAGCGTTGAGAAGACATGGCTTCGAGCTCAGGATCACGGACACAGCCAGAGGCCCATAAAGAATGTTTGTTTTTGTTTTTGTATGTATGTAAGACCGTGTTTTAGCGCAGGCTAGTTAACCATATACTAGATCACGTAGTGAGGCTGAGGAAACTGGATTGCACTTAGATGGTTATTGATGTTGTACGGCGGTTTAGGCCCGCCCCCCACGCTCATTTAAGACGTTGTGCCTGCTTCCTCTTAACAGGATGCGAAGGTTTTAATCAGGCGCCGGTGCTACCGGAGGAGACTATCTCCGCCAGCTTGAGGAAAGGAGGGCAGCGCAAAGGTTTCGGGCAAGATAACCGAACAGGTAAGCGGCAGTTGTAAATCGCAGCAGATGTAGATCTGCTTGCGTGGCTGCCCTCTGACAGGTACTCTTGTCGTCTCAAAGTTCAAGTCTATCGCGATATGACCTCATTGTCTCTGGAACTATATGCAGAGTAATCGTAAAGCCTATCGCAACTAAGGTAACCAAGATCACAACAAAAACTCGCTTCGCAGCTTTCATACAAATATTCATTAAATTGACCAAATCTACGTCCGTAGAACCAAAAACATACTTATCCCAGCTTATCCTTCATCGATTGAGGGATTTTAAATATTTTTAAAATTTTAAACTAAACATCATCATGTCTTCCACCCGTGCACCTGCTTCCTACAACACCGCAACTGCACCCAAAGTGCAAGTTACGCGTGAATCGTTCTTTCAGAACACCAAAAGCAATGACTACACGTTTCGCTTTGCTAAGGAGGATGATGCTGTTGAGGCTCTGGCCGCACAGCTTGAAGCTGGAGTCGTCCAGCATCAGACTGGTGATATCAGCTATAACGCTGGAGGGATGGCGTCCTTCAGCACCATACTTTCTGGTAGCAAGCGGGTTACCCACCAGCAGGTGGGTGCCTTCATTGATCAAACCGGTCATGGTGCTGAGGGATCGCTGTATTCTACGTCAAGCGTGAAGTTGTATGGTACAGGCAAAGAGGTTGGTGATGCGATCTCTGACGTTCGCAACTTGCTCAGTGGGCAATATGAACGCGGACATGCTGGCTTGCAGCGTTTGGGCCAGCTCGCATCTCAGTACACGGATAATGCTCCGACTGGTATGACGATGCTGTTCAATCGCCTGATCCGCGGTGCCATGCATACGACCAGCTTTAATGCGCATCGCATTAACATCGCTGGCAGGCAGGGCGAAGATGCGATGGGCTACCACAGTAGCCAATACTATCATGATTCACGACGAATCATGCCCCATCGCCTTGATGCACTGCTTCCTGCTGCTGCCAATCAAGCGGTACATGCCTCGCTGATCAATAACGCCGCAGAGAACCACTTTCGTGATCTCAACGTGGGTGTCACTTCTGAGCTCAATCGTATTCTGTTGACCATTTCGGAAATACCCAGTTTTAGGGCATCTGAGTTGCGCAACATTATCGCTGTGCTTGATGCGGTGACGAAAGAGCATTTGGGCTTTGCCCCCCACGCAGATCAGATGGGTGAGCAATCTGTTTACACCAAAGGGGTGCGCCGAATCAATGACATTTTGATCATTGATCTGGCTAACTTCTATGGCAGATGCGTTACTAATGAGACGGCTGCGAATGATAATGGGTTTCAAGACCCGAATGAACCCGCACCTCAGTTGGTTGCTCCGCCCAACGGTTCCAACGTCCAAGCAGGTCATACATTATGGTTTGGGTTTGCAGGTAATGCAGCCAATCGTACTGGAGTGTGCGATCCGACGAGTTGGATGAATGCTATCGCGTTCTTGCTTGAATTGGAGGGTGGCCGGGAGGCATGTGCTGTGGCCATGAACGATGTTGTCGAGCAGACAACTAGGTTCTTTGGTCCCAATGTAACGCATCTGTCTGCCCCAGTGGCAGTCCGTGCGAATACTGATGTCTTTGGTGCTGCGCACAAGGTGCTGCGCGACAGACTGGCTTGGATGTACACGCGTGTTTTGCGTGTGGCTAACAATGCTGGGAATGGCTATTTGGATAAGCAGCTCACTCAGTGGGCAACGCATCCCAAGGTTGGGCGTAGGGATGATCGAGCTGCGGTTGCTGGCGATGGAGCTGGCTATGCCAATTTGATTGAACAAACATTGGCTAACAGTTTGATGGTTGATGTGTATGGAGCGGGCGCTGCACCCGGGAATGTTGACGATGATGCATTCAACTTCATATGGGCCAATGCAAACCAAGACGGTCCAGGTCGTGCCTATCTTGCTAACAATTCTGGGGATGTAGATCCTCTCAATGATCAGGTTGTGCGCAAGTGGGGCAATTACAATCCTATTGCTGGTCATCATGCGGGTGCCAACCCACCTGCGCTTGGCGATGCTGTCACAATCTATGAGGTGGACAACTATTGGTATCATTTCTGCTTGAACTGGGATTTGTCTAGTAACAAGAGCGTTGAGGACATGATGGCGCTTCTGCCAAGCTCTGTTGTATCTGAGTTGTTGATCTGGCTCACGGACATCGAGCTGGCTGGGGGCCCTGGGTTTGCTGCTCGCTGGCACTTGCCCGCAGAGCGCCAAAACAGGCGCACTACTCTGCCGATCCCTGATGCTCATGCGCACATGCGCACTCCTGCTCATATGCGCAACTGGGCTTGGGTCAACCGGGAGGAAGTGCACTATGCTTCTGAGTTTGTAGGAACGATAAATTTTGCTGCTTATACTGGGCTCGCAGCTTTCTGGAACTACGTCAAGGACACACGGACTGGACAGGTGACAGAGGATGATAAGCGGCTCGCCGCACGTTTCCGCATCATGCGGTCATCAAAGCTGATGAGTTTGGCTTTTTCTCTTGGTGGGCAGATGCGAGCAGCTGCTGATGCGATGGCTGTGGAACTACAGTTGTCCAGATCGACGCTTGCTCGTATGCAGGGACATATCTTGACTGACAATGCTCAGTTGGATGCTGAGCTGGAAGGTACGGATATCGTTTCGGCACAGCTTACGATGAAGAGTTACCGTAATCAGTGCCTTGATAGGTATGATGCGCTGGTCACGGGCATGGGCATCTATAGCATGATGACAACGTACTCTAAGTATGTTGAGTGCGATGTTCGCTTCAACGGTGAAGTGTGGAATCTGCGCCGTAATCGTAGCACTGCATTTGTGGCGTATCGGTGCTTGCATCCCATGATGTTTGAATATTTCTGCCCTGGTGCCAATGTCGGGGGAGGCATGTTGCAGGGCCAGACAATGATTGAACGTGTTGAAAGTGGGAATGTCAAGGCTTTCCCTGCTTTGTTCAAGCCTGAAGATGACAGCATCAACGATTTGGAAATTTATGCTGGCGCGCAGGCTTATGCAGCCATAGCTGGCTACCACATCAAGTATGCTATGCACACTCTGATTAGCCGGAAGGGTGATGGCACCGGATCATCATTCTTTACCTTGTTTGAAGACTATTTGAAAGCACAGATGCGGCTTTCCGATTGTGGCCCAGGATCGACGATGTTGAGTGTGTCGCCGCTGTTGTACTACGCTGGCACATTCCGTGTTGATCTTTTTGAGCCAGAGGGATCTTTTCAACCTGCATTGGTTGATATGGCCCAGCTCACATTCGTTTCACACAGGAAGGGCTGGATGGCTAACACATGTGGCGATTCAAACCGGCCAAACATGTTCCCCCATGGAACTGCTAGGCTGGCGAACAGTGACGTCGGTGTCAATAAACGATTTGCTGGGACGTGGGGTCAGCATGGACTTAACAAACCCACTTGGACTCTGACTGGTGTGCGGCGGCGCAACGCCGACGATGGGTTCGATCAGGTTGAGGCTCGGATGTTTGAATTGCGCGACATCGCTGGGAACATGCGTCCAGAGTACTCTGTGCTAACTAATGCTGGTTTTGCCCTGGTGCGCGCTGATCATACCTGGGCCACCAATGTGCAGTCTAATCGCGGATTGTTGTTTGTGCAATCATATGGGGAGACACCTCACGATCAGGTTGATCGGTCAGCGGCGGGCTTTAAATATGCACGTGAGCGCATTACTTTCAGGCTTGCGGCCATGTCTGATAAGTATGAGTTCACCATGCACCCACTCGCCAAAGCAGAGATCAACACTGGTGAGACATTGGAGCCTATGGCTGATGTGTGGGTGGGTGACGGTACCACGAACGTTATGGTCACAAGCCAACGCATCTCGGGCTTTGTTGGCGCACTTGGAGGCACTCTGAGGTCTGGTCCCATGATACCGAAGGGGGTTGGTGCCAGGCGCATGGTTGAGAAGCCAATGCAGAAGCCCATCCCCGGAACTGTTGAGCAGGTGTCCGTTGAATCGGCTCCGTCTACCGCTGTGGAAAACGCCGATGATGCGAACCCACCTCCTCGCGTTCGCGACCCACTTGCTGAGTCAAAAAACTAAAAGGGCGGCTGTTTCCCAAACGTGATCCTGGTCTAACTTGGGGTTCCGGTGTAAGCTGGAAGCCTGAGTTATCTTTTTCTGCTGGCTACATCGAATTGGATACTGGTAAAATGTTGGCAAATGCCACCGCCTTAGGTGAGCAGATGCTGGTTATTGGTGACGAGTTGGGGCGTGAAAGTGGTGATGCAGAGCCGAGGGGCAAGAGGACACTGCGAGACTTTCCTATGCTGGAGTTCTCTAATGCGGTGCATGCGGTGATGGCTGATGTGGAGTTGACGTCATGGGATGCGGTGTGCGACCAACACACCAAGAATACCCCACAAACTTTATTGGTCGATTCTCCTTTGTTGTTTTCTATGGCTGGGCAGCTGTTAGCTGATGATTTTGCGCGAGCGGGAGTTATGATAGAGGGGCGCCAGTTCCTGCTATTGGGCCGAAATGGCCACACGCCTGTCCGGATGGATACTGGCACATATGCAAGCATTAAAACTTCTTTACTCCGCCATGCTTCACCACGCAGGTTGCGAGCTGCGAGGAGGTTGTTTGAAAATGTATTTGCTATGAATGTGCCCGATTTTCTGGCTGTTCTTGAGGCACAGCACGACTGCGGTCCAGAGATGGATAGCTTCTTTTCTATGTTTTCTGGGGATGGCAGATCTTTGGTTGTGGAGGGTGCTCCAACGCCTTGCGTTGGCAAGTTCCTATACAAGCAGCTGGATGGCGGTGAATGGGTGGCAACGGACGTGTCTGCAAAGACCGCTTCAGAGGCGCTGCGCAATGCGATGGTCTTACGCAAACTGCACTGCGATGGAGAGATGGGATGGGAGCAGGTGCTTGGATTGGTAGAACGTTCATTAATATCTCGAGATGTTCATTTGTTGAGTGATTGCATTGCCTATCTTTTTCCTTATACTGAGCGCTCTCTATATCAGCGTTCCAGAATGACCTTCCCTTTGTTAAGTCGCATCATACTGCGCAGTATTGATTTAGGCCACAGCACGGAAGGAGATATTCTGTCGCTGATGCGCCATATGTCCGGTCTCGGACATCAAGCGTCTTCTGCATTCTTTTTGTATTCTTTGTGGCTGCCGGATGGTGCCGGCCGCCATGTGGTGGATTTCTTTTGTCGTAAAGGATGGTTTAATGGTGGATATTATGCAGTTGAGAAACGACTCAAAGCATTGCATTCGCTGGCGAGAAGGTGCCGGTATGTACCCAAGGAACTGCGGGGGTACAATGTTAGGCCAACCGACTTGATGTATTTAACATCGGTGTTAGGCAGATTCTATTTGGATTTTGCCGCTGATGATAGTGCTGTGTCGGATCGAACAGAGTATTATGGTGAGCACTTGTCATATGACGGTGTGCTAGGCATTTACTCTACAGATGCCCATAAGCAAGGGATGATGCGATTTCTGTTGGATCGTTCCCGTGTAGCTGGGCGGCTGTGGCAGCAATCGGAGGTTTCTTCTCTAGGTGATTGGATGATGCGCTACGTCATGTATGGGTCGTCGGGGTCTGCAGGTGGGCATTCAGGTGATGAGTTCAATGTGGATCATAGTGTAAGCAAAAGATTGTGGTTATCGAATCGCGATGAAGACTACGCTGCTGCTTACGTATATGAGGAACCAGCTATTGCCTCAAGTGTTACTGTCGTTAAACGCGAAGCCGGTAAATTGAGGCAGCTGCTTCCAGCCCGCATACCTCATTGGCTCACCGAGTCCTTGCTGTTGTCGGAGATCGAGAGTGGGATACTGCGCAGCATGCCTCTCAGTTTGGAGATGTCCGCTGATAAGGCAATGGAAGGGGTGCTGCAGCGGCGCAAGGCGATGATGTCTGGTGAGACAGTGGCATGTGTGGATTGGGCTGATTTTAATATAACTCACACGCTGTCAGATATGGCTGCCTATTTCCGCATGTTGGGTAAGCAAGCGCTAGAGACGTGCACCGAGCCCAACTATTGGAATGGAATATCTAAGGGCCAGTTTTTGCATGATGTAGCCGAACATTGCGCGACTACGCTCTATAATTTATGGATTCGGAATGGCGCTACAGCTGATTCGCATTTTGAACATGCTGTTCGAGGCCTGTGGTCAGGTTGGCGATCTACGCAGTTCTTCAACAGCTCATTCAATGTGGCATACTGTGAGACGAATTTTGATGCAATGCACGCACTGTTCCAATCACCGCTACCAAATCGGGCTGATCATGCTGGGGATGACTTTTTCGGCACTTACAATGACCCACTTGACGCTATGCGATTTGTGTTGTCCATGCCTCTGGCTCAGCATGATGTCAATCCAACGAGGCAGTTAGTGGATGGGGACGTTGGTGAGTTCTTACGTAATGAATACATGCGGGATGGCATAGTGCATGGCTCATTTCAACGCTCAATTGGGTCATTCGTCGGATCAGATTTGCAATCGCCTGAGCTGTTTAGTTCAATCACACAAGCTCAAGGTTCGAATGTCAGGCGTGGTGCAGATCTTTCAGTGATAGAGGAGTACCGCTACACGATTGTGCAATATTGGGCTACTGTGTATTCACCTGAGAGCAAAACATCAGCTACGCCGTCTGTGGATCTGTGTCAGCTTGATCCCACTTGCGGGGGATTAGGGTGCCCGAGATACGGACAGCAGAGTACCATCGCCACCGGCAGCATTAATACCATGCCAGTTCAGCGACGTGTGCCGCTGGATGTCATTATGCCTCGAAACGCTGCTGTATTGCTGCAACGATTCAAACAAAGGCTGTGGTCTTACAACATCACTAGCACCAATCTGGAGGGATTGCGTGATGATGTCATGATCGCAACGTACGGATCTGACTTTCCAGCCGAGATCAAGAAGAGGTTGGATAGAGAACTGCGTGAGACACAGGTGCAGTGGATACTTGAAGCAAACAAACGAGTGGCCGTGATGCGTAAAGCGGTGCTCCCAGCTGTGCCGTGGTGGGTGGATGACTACATTCAAACGACAATCCAACGCGTCTTAGCCAATGAGGAATTGGATGGCAATTCAGCTGATCTGAATTCTATGGCAATGGTGGTTCGATCAATGGCACTGGCAGAATTTAGCCCATTGGATTCTGCGTTATCACACCTGCAGACGACCGCCGCCCAAATAACCGGGCTACCAGCCATTGTCAAGTTGAGCCGGGGCCGTGTCAATCCAATCTTGTCTCGAATGAGGGTATATCTGAGCGATCCAATGGTTGAGGCGCTTGTTGAGCATCGTTGGAATCTGCCGACCAGCACCGGCGGTGTAATACCATCTGAGCTGCGAGCAGTGATATATAATGTGCTTAACTACGCCTTGTATCAGGTGAGGTATATAAATCAGAGCTTCGAGTCAGATGCGCGCTGGCTGACAATGTACGCTACAAGCGTGTGCCAACGACTGTCTAACAGTTGGCGACAAAAATGTGGGACGATGTTCGAGATACAAGATGAAATTTCTTATTAGCAATTTTCAGAGAGTGATCTCTCCCAAAAATAGT